CCGGACGGCGCAGGAATCCACGACCGCGCTCCGGCTGTCGTCGACGAAAGAATATAACCGTTCACCGCCGGATTGCCCAGGGCAGGTTCGAACGATGGAACGCCCGTAATCTTGCTCCACGCCAACGAGGACAGCCAGGCCGGATTCGACCAGTTTGTGATTGCCACGGGCGGTTGCGGTGCGCCAGTCGCGTTTCCGAGAATCGAACTGGCGGCAATCGCTGCCATGTTCACCGTTACGTCGCCAGTCCCACTATCGACGCCGTCGTAACCGATGGAGATTCCATTGCCAGCAATCACTTTGCGGATCACCGCTTGTCCGGCGGTCGCAACGTCCAGGTCGACCCGTTGGATCGATCCGTCTTGGACTTGTCCGCCTCTGACTTGTGTGAGTGGCATAATTATTTCCAGTATGTAGCGAGCAACACATCGCCGCTAATCGGCGCGGTTGCCAACGTAATTCCAGTCCCGACGATTGTGTAATCATTCCCCGCGCCGGAGTTCAACAAGACCCCGTTAAGAAAAAGTTGTTCGCAACCAGCCGGATTCGGCGCAGTCGCAAGCGAGAAAGCGACGTTCGTCCCATTGATCGTGCCGCTCGGCGTTTCACGCGTGACAAGTCGGCCTGTCGTAAATCCCGCTTTGAGGGCCAGTTGATTTCTAAGAATTTTAATTGTCGTCCCGTCCACTTTCACACCGAGACCGCCAGCCAACGCTTGCAACGCCCCAGCGGCATCAAGTTTCGCACCGAGCGTATTGGAGACAATCGCCAGCGACGTTGAAAAAATATTTAAGCCGATTCCCGCTGAACCTACGATGATCGCGCCAGCAGGATCGAGCCGCACTTGCATGTCATTCGCATTGACTAACAACGTATTGTCAGTCGCGACAACGTCGATGGATTGACCTGTCCTCGTTAGGCCAGCCCCCGCGATAATATCGGTCGGCCCTGGCACCTGGGTAAACGTAATCGAGGTCGTCCCCAATGTCCCGCCAGCGTCCGCGACCGACAACCACAAGGTGTCCCCGTTCACTGTTCCTTGCTGGACAGTCACGATTGCCCCTGGCACTTCCGCCCAGGAATCCATGCCAGCGACACGCGTCCACGGGCCGCCATTAATCACCGTGTAAACTCCATTTTGCGCTGGCGTGGTTTGGTTTTTCACCAGGCAAATGTCGCCAGCCACAAGCGCGATCCCGTCGACCGTCTGCTGATTTGTTAACGCTAGGTTTGCCGTCGATGCGGCCTTCGCGGTCAGCGACGAACTAACGACCGACGCCACCTGTGCGTCGACGTAAGCTTTCGTCGCGGCATCCTGGGGATTCGCAGGGTCTTTTACGCACTGAATCCAATTGACATTTGTCAGAGGCGCGGTCGGCGCGGCATTCGACATTTTCAACGTCGCCGCCATCGGGATCGTTCCGTCCGCTTTTATCAACGCATCAGAAAATTTTACGTATGGAATCGACGTATCCTGGATTTGTGTCGATCCGCGAATTTGTGTGTTAGCCATTGTGTCTCCTTATGGTTGGAAGTAATCGACCGAGAGTGTATCACCGACCAGTGGCGCGGCGACAAGCTGAAACGCTTGTGCGCCAGTCTCGGAATAATCATCCGTCCGACGCAGCCGCAGACCGCACAAAAAAACCGCCAACATATTCGGCGCGTAAACGAATGCCGTCCCGAACGCTTTGTTGCTCCCGTTAATCAGACCCGTGGGAATCTCGCCCACGACCGGAACCATCACAGGCGACGGCAGGACGTAATCGGTCGAAATTGAGTCAGTCGGTTTCGGCGCGGCAACGAACTGAAATTGCGTCGAACTAATCTCCGTGTAATCGTCACTTCGACGTTGGCGCAACCCGTTCAAATAAACTTCCAACGAGTTAGGCGCGAAGGCGTTTGTCGTCGTGAAAATCTTATTCGCATTGTTCAACGCACCTGTCGGAATCTCCCCGATGATCCATTGCGTGCCCTCGACAACCGTCCCGCCTGGCGGCCCAGGAATCCCTTGTGGCCCTCTAATGTTGCCGACTTGTTCCCAACTCATGCCGTCGTTTTCCTCCACGTTGTCCCGTCAAACTGCCAGACGTCGCCATTTGTCGAATTCAAATACATATCATTTTTCAGTGGCGTAACCGGATCACCAGCCCCAGTCAGCCAGACAAAACCACGTTGCCCTGGTTCACCTGGCGGCCCTGGCTCGCCTTTTGGCGGCCCCTGGATCACGATTGGAACCATATCACCCGCAGGCGGCGAGGACGATCCGCTAAACCACAACGAACCACGTTGCCCAGTCGCCCCAGGAGGCCCAGGCGGCCCCGTGATTCCAGGCTGCGGCACGATGACAGGCGGCGATTGTTTTACTTTATCCGGCGTAGCGAAAACATTTTGGGCCGTATAATTTTCGCCCGTTCCCCAAATCACCGGATGAATTCGCAGACCTAAAATCACGCCAACGTGTCCGGCCAACGCGTCCGAATAGTCGAAATCGATTTTCAAAATCTCGCAACGGTTTTCCCAACGTGCGACCGCATCCAGAACGGCAACCGTTTTCTGGCTCGCTTCCAAAACTGGCAAGTCCACGATCCGCGAATCGATTCCCAATGTCCGCTCCAACGCGGCGGAATACAGCGGCGTCGCCAGAATGGTTTTAATATTTTGAAAAATCTCTTTGTAGCTGATCGCCCCGAAATCGATTGCCTCGAATGAACTCATGTTCAACGGCGTTCCGTCGGCATCGCAAAATTGCAACCGCCAATTCGCCCCCGTATTCGGGATCGCGCCGACAAACTTTGTGTTGATCGGAACAGGCGGCGTGTCCGTAATTATTTTCGGACGCGTCGATCCTGGCGGGACTGTTGGCGGCATTGTTCCGATTGGCATAAATTATCCCGTGGGTAAAAGCGGCGGCGTGACAATCGGCGTCGTCAGAAGTCCAGTCACGAAACCGGACGTTCCGTAGGTGAAAATCGTATCGTTGGCGGTCGCGATGTATTCTTTAAATTCCAACACAAGCTCGACCGCGATAAGTCGACCGCCGACCAGCCAATGTTTGTGCGATTCCTCCATGTTCGTAATCACGAAAAGCGATTGGCCTCCCGCCATTGGTTGCTGGCCGACCAATAACGGCGCTGCAAGCGCGTCCTCGTGGAACCGATGCCATTCCGCCAATAACGGCAACGGGTTCCCGCACCAGGCGGCGTTCAAATTGATTTTCATTCGTATTTCGATCAAATCATTTCCGGCCCACTCAAGCAACGGTTTTTGCAAATGCACCATGTGCGACCCGTAACGACCCGTGTATTTGCGGGAAATATCTTCGAAGGTCATTATCCGACCTTGCAATTTCCCGAAAATAATCGAACCAAAAATTCCTTCGGTCATAGGTAAATTGAGCTTATCATCAAATGGGGATAAGCTGATTTCAAAGCTCGCGCCCTCCGGTTAATTCTGCAACCAGTCGCTCCAATCGTCCGACCTTTCGTTCTAGCTCATACATCCGCGCCGCGATATTTGCTTGCTCCAATCGTTCACCCGCACCGCAGGCGGCATGCGGCCCGTCCGACGCGGTATGAATCCCTGTCGTGGACATATTGCCGATATGTTCAATGTTGCCCTCGAATTTCATTGGGCCTTTGATATGCGTCAGCGTCACGCCCTCGATCAAAATTGTTCCGTCGCTATGCAACGTGACGTCACCTTTAAACGCCAACGAGCCTTTTCCTTCGTGATCCCAGGTAACGTCGCCCTTGTATTTTTCCGTTTCGCTCCCGTTGCTGGCGTTAAATTCTTTGGTCGATCCGTCGTCGTATGTCGTATGATCCAACATCGGATCGGAAACTGGCGGCGGATTCCGAGGCGTGTAAAAACTTCCCAGGACGAAATAATCCGTCGTCGAGTTTGGCATTTTCATGCAAGCGACCGTGTCGCCGATACGCGGCATTGCGAATTGTTTTTTGGCCGTGCTCGCAATCTGCAAAACTGGAATCGGTTTCGTAATCAGCGGATTGTCCTCGTGATCCAATCTGTCCGGCATAATCACCCGAACGCTCGACCGCTTGTTGGTGCATTCCAGCTTGGAAACAAATCCCATCAGCACCGTTGCACCGTAACGATTGTCATGCCCACTCGTGTAATCCGTGTCAGAGAGTAAATTTTTTTTCATCGTTCAATAACCCGTTAGGCAACGCCGCACTTTTAGCGTTGTGTCATACATTTCCGCCAATTCGTGCTGGCAGCTTTCGACGAACCATTTTCCGTCGAACTGGCCGCATCCGACAACCTCGCAAGTCGATCCGGCCGCAATCAGCGGATTGCCCAGGCCCATTTTTATGACCCCGCGCACACGATCTTTGTTCGCATCCCGCACAACCGCTTTGGCCCGTCGCATTCCCCCAGGCGTATTGTCCGTCCAGGTGGAAACCGCACCCTCGGTAAACAGCGTCACGCCCCCGCCGCCGTCCTCGCCGTCCTCGCCTTCGTCCTCGCTCTCGCCCTGTTCGGGATTAATCGGAACGTGTTGCTTCCATTTTTGCGATCCGCCGCCCAGCAAACTAGACCGCGTCGGCGACGTCTGCCCCGTCGTTCCTTCACCAGTAAAAACCCCCTGGGTATTTTTCCCCGTGTCCGGATTCAAATGCGAGACCGTCGCCATATTTTGCGTGTCCATATTTTTGACCACGAACTGCGCCGATTCCATGTGGAAGATTTGCGACCGGACGCCCTCCGGTTGGGCCGTCCCGTAAACAACCGTGAACGATTCAAGTTTCGCCTCGTAATCTTCCTCGTCGAAAACAACGATCTGGTTCCGGTGGACTTTAATTGCCAGCTTCGCTTCCTGGGCGCGTTTCTTAATGAACGACAACGCGCTTTCGTTGTTCTGCTCGATGTTTTTGTATTTCGGCAGATATTTACTCAACCACAGCGGCGGATCGAGACCGTTGTCCTGGGAAATTTGCGCGATAATTTTCTGTAAATCGGTTTCCTCCCAGTGGCGAACCTCGTTGTTCTTTTTCAAATGCGCCGTCGTCGGCAGACTGCACGCTTTCACCGAGACCGTATGTTGCGGCAAATCGAACTCGACTTCGTCGATCCAAAATGAACCGCAATCCAGCATCAGATTCGAAGCGTTAGGCGAAAACCAGCGCTCGCAAATAATTTGGACGTCAAGCGTGGTTCCCAAATCCGGCATCCATTCGTTGATAAATTTCCTGTCGCGGTCGGCCAATTGGAACTGTAGGTCGTCGGCCTTTTCCCCGTCGCAATTGTCCTCGTAAACCAGGTTCAGCAGATACGGCGCAAGCTGGTTGTAATAATCCTTGCCACCCAGGGTGATCGCGGGACGGGCCGCCCGAACTTGCGTAATCACGATTCGAC